TTACCATGACCACGAGGCATAATAATCGCTAATTGCTTTTTATCGTGGTTCATAATGTCGTCAGCAATCTCATAATGAAACCAAGGAGTTTCCGAGCGCATAAAATCTTCGGCTAAAAAAAGCTTTCCAAATGAAAGCATATCTTTATGAGCCATTACGAGAGCTTGTTCCGCTTTGGAAACATTTTCTTTATTAATGTTTGCCATAAAACCTTTTAGTTGTGCGTTAGCACATTAAAAAAACCGAAAATTTTTTCAGTCTTCTTTAATTTCTTTTAACTTAGGTCTTTCTGCGGATTCTAATTGTTTATCATCGAAGCCTTGGAATACGGCTCCTGTGAGCTGGGTCACTTTATTTTTGGGAACAACTTCAGAGGCATCCCATAACATTTGAAAGGCTTTTAGTCTGTCAACGGGTCTATCTGCCCCATCGGCTTCGGCTTTTACGCCACCTAACAAATATTCAAGGTCAATGCCTAGAGTCTTTAACACTTTATCTAGTTCGTCTTTCACTGCTGAAACCACTCGCTCCTGTTTAATTAAAATACCACTTTGTACCTTTGCATACTTTCGGTTCGTAGATTTAAACGACTTCAAGTACGCCTCTTCAGGAGATAAGCCATTCGCTAAATACTTAGCAAACATAGCTTCTTGTGCGGTAAGGTTCTTTCGTTCCTTAACCGAGTCAAGATGATTACGGTTTCCACCAAACGAATAGATATTCTTTCGTCTATCGGTATCCATCTTTGCAGTAGAGGAACAAATAAATGTTCCTGTACATGTGCCTACATATCTCACCTTGTTTCCTCGGTGGAGCATTTGCCCTGAACGTAGAATCTGTATGACACATCCATCATCAGCATTCACCCATTGCCCTACTTCAGCTTTACGCCAATTAGGAACAATCGGTAAGCCTATAGGGATTTCACTAACATCCTCATAGACATAATTTTTCTGTTTCTTTATTTCATATTCACGCATCACCCATCATGGCACCTGCATCATCAACGGCTTGAAACAGTATATTCTTAGTGTTTTGATCTAAACTAGACAAACAATCGACAAACTGCGAATTCATTTCAACATCTATTTCTTTCGATTTTGAATTTAAATCCGTTATTTTTTGCTCGATTGAGTCTACCTCTTCAGTTGTATCATCATAAACGATAGTAAGATTATATTTTTTCATAGCAAAAGTTACACACAGTCATAATATTAGTACCAAATTAAAAAATAAAACTTGAATGTTTCATCTGTGGGGGTTAGCTTGAGCGCGTCCTTGAGCGCAAAAACTACATCTATTTGCGCTTTCAAGGGTTAATATAAAAAAATAAGCAACAGATAATAAAATCTACTTGGACGGAGGTAGTATTATCCTAAAACGATCATTTACAGTACCCTA